TGTCTGGCCAGATGGGATAACAAACCCTTGGGTGTCGCCAGCTGTTGCTGTGCCGGCGCCGGGGATGAACGGCTTGGTGGTAGTGTAGTTTGTTACCCCGGCTGCAATGGCTGCAGCGGCTGAACTGTACATCGCGCCATCTGGGCCATAGACAACGCCACTAGTACCGCTGCCGCCCGTGTCAATTAGACCGCCGGTCGTAACGATGCCGCTATCACCGCCGCCACCCTGACCGGCTAACAATTTATCGTAAGCTGCCTGCAAGGTTGCTAGTTGCGACTGCATTGACTTGTACTCAGCCGAGTCGGTCCATGTACTACCGCCAATGAAACCGCCGCCGCCGTCAGTAGTGGTAGCTGCGCCTTTTGCCTTTAACTCAGGTGCTGCCGCAGCCGCAAACTCCGTTACTTCACTTGCTTCAAGGGTGTCGCCAAACTTCTTTGTCCAATAATCAAGTCCGGCTTGATCTCCAGTTGCTGTCGGGTCTCGGTTTAAAATCGTGTTATATAAATTCATAACATCGGATGTGATGTTGCTGCCACCACCAGAGGTAGTAGTACCGCCACCACCAGAGGTAGTAGTAGTACCGCCACCACCAGAGGTAGAAGTACCGCCACCACCAGAGGTAGTAGCCACTACTACTGGATTGATTCCGCCATCCACCGTTACAGGCGCCGCTGCCGTTGTCGTAGCAGCTGTAGTGCCTGCCGCCTTAGCGGCCGCTACCTCAGTTTGCGATTTGATAGGCGTGGCGCTGGTCACGCCAGCAACCGTACGAGCCTTGGCGGCGTCCGGCAATGCCGCGTTAGCTGTCTGTGAATACCAAGGTATCGCCTTGCCTTGAGGGTCTGTGTAGTCGGCTGCGTTAAATCCGGCGTTTACCGAACTAGGATTTGCTGCGGCCGCTACCTCAGCTTTCGATTTAATAGGCGCAGCACTGGTTACGCCAGCAGCTGCACGAGCCTTAGCAGCGTCTGGTAATGCGGCATTAGCTGTCTGCGAATACCAAGGTATTGCTTTACCTTGAGGGTCTACGTAATTAGCTGCGTTAAATCCGGCGTTTGCTGAGGTAGGATTTGCTGCGGCCGTTACCTCAGCCTGTGATTTGATAGGCGCAGCACTAGTCACGCCAGCGGCTGCACGAGCCTTAGCAGCGTCCGGCAGTGCTGCGTTAGCTGTCTGCGAATACCAAGGTATCGCCTTACCCTGCGGGTCTACGTAATTAGCTGCGTTAAATGACATGATCTTTTCCTTTAAATGCCTGATCCGGTTGTCAGCTTGAGCTGCTGCTCAGCTGCAAATAGTTCCTTCTTACCGCGCTCTTTGATTGCCGTATCTGCCAACTGGGCCTTGATCTTCTCAAGTGAAATGTTCTGCGTGTTGGACAGCTTCAGCATCTCGATCTCGCGGGTTAGCTGCATCTCAGCCATACGCATCTCAGCGTCTTTCTGAGCAATTGCTTGACGTACTTGCAGCTCCTCCAAGTCGCCTGCATTCTGAGCCTGTACCTTAGCCATCTCTGTTTCAGCACGCATCTTGGCCACCTCGAGTGCTGGATTAGGCGGTGGGCCTTGAGTAGCTGCCTGCTTCTCAGCTTCATTGATGCGGTCGATCTCTTCCTCTGACTTAAACACCTCAGCCGGATCGACGTGCTGCGCCTGCAATGCTTTCTCGAATAGCTTCTGCGTGTCGAGATACTTACCGTAGATCGGATTAGCACCAGCGGCCAATAGGTTCAAGAACGATTGGTTCTGGATATCGCGCACCATGAGAGCCGATGAGCCACGGGCGTCGATGGTGAAGTCGCCCTTGATCTCTTCGTCCTCGTTGTACATCATGTTGTAGTCGTAGTAACGGCGGATATGCGGCTCGGTAACCATGTCATCAAACTGTTTGACCAGTCTACGTAGCACCACGCTTGCGCTGTTCATCAGCAACTGCATGCCACCGACAGTGTCTGGCGCTGCACCCTTCTCGCCTTGCATGATTGTCGGCACACCGGTCTCAGCGTCAGCCAGCTCGGTAGCCATCTTGATGATGCCTGCCAGCTCGCCTTGATGGCTATTAAACTCAAACGTCGCAAAGGCTTTCCTCACGTCGTCCATGTCATCCGTTGCGTACCATATCTTACGAGCCGACAATTCCCATCGCTTATCGGCTGGCTGGATGACAGACGGCTTAACCACGATCTGTGGGCCGGAGGTAACGCCTGAGTTGTCCATCATCTGACGCCATGCGGCATTGAGCACTTTCTGCTGTGAACGCATGAGGTATGGAATGCCATAACCCCAGACCGATCCAGCGACCTTCTCCCAAACGTAAAAGTCGTAAGGCAGTTGGCCGTCGTCCAGTGGATTCAGAAATGCCTTGACCACGACGCTGTTGATCATCACCACGCATGCGCTGATTGTACGAAGCTCATCATGCTCACCGACATCAACGTCAGCTGCTTCGAGGTCCTCATGCTCGACCTCACCCCAGTAAGTCCACATCTCGTAAACGTCGCGGGCCATGTCGCGCTGGTCTTCGTCTTTCAACTCTTCCATCGTCGCCGACTTCTTCGGGCCTTCTTCAAGCACCTTGCGCAATTGCGACTTCATGAAACCCGGTTGCTTGGCTAGATCGCGAACTTGCTTAGACGTAAGTTGCTCACGCTCATACAAGCCACGGCCGTTATGCACGCTCTCACCGCAACCCGGGTCAGGCCACACATTACGCGGGTCGATGCGGAAGGTAGCAGGTGACAGCTCGTCGACGATCTCGACTTGGTGCACAGTCTGGCCAGTGGCATCGGTATAAGGCTGCCATGCTTTGCGGGTGCGATTGGTAACAATAGGACCCTTGATAACGCCGGTGCCAAGCACTGCAGCGTCGTGAATCATCTTACGCAATTCGCCGTTGTAGCCACACTCGACCAACTGATCGTCGATCTCGGTCTGCATGGCCAGTGCTTTCTTGTTTGCCTTGTCCATGATCTGGCGGGCAAGGTCTTTCATCCGCATCGGCTGGCCGGCTGGATTCATTGGCGGCGGCATGCCGGTTGCTCCGGTCTGCTCCATCGCCATAGCACCGAGACCCTGCTGCGGCATTGGTGGTGCTGGCGGCATGCCGGGTTGCGGCATCTGCGGCGGCATACCGGGTGGCGGCATCTGCGGCGGCATGCCGGGTTGCATCTGTGGTTGCATCTGTGGTTGCATGCCGGGTTGCATAGCAGCTTGCTCACCGGCTAAGCTTTCATCCTGCGACATCCCTACCAGCTTCGGATTAGGTGTCGGCTGGATACCCCAGTTGCGGTCATCCGTTGGTAGCAGGATGTCAGCGATCCGGGCCTCAGCGGCGTTTGTCTTCTGACGCGTCATACCGATAAAGACGGTAGACCGATGCGGCTTAGCGCCTTGTGTCGTAACAGGGTAACCCTGCTCAACTGACGTCATCATCTGCGACGCTGCGCGGTTGACGTTGTCCTTGGCGTTGTACTGATCCTCGTCCTCGAGCCATCGCTTGTCAACGCCATAGGCGTAGCGAGTACGAATCCACTCGTCACGCTGAGCGGCCATCGTATGGCCAAAAGCCTGCAACCGCTCTTGGGTTTTTTCGGCTTGGTCCTCTGGAGAAATCTCTTCGATCTCTACGTCGATCTCTACAGGATCAGCTGGATTAATCATTGGTTAGTACCCCATCTCTTGATCGAAAATGCCGAAGCTCGCCACTGGGGCGATTCGGTTTGTGCGTATTCTAGTCTCAGCTTCTTCCTGTGTCTTGGCGAATCGGCGCATCATCATGCCGTACCTAGTCGCTGACATCAGGTCATCCGTCATCTTGACGACCAGTCCATCCTTACGGTGATACAGGCGAAACTCCTCAAACCAATCTTGTAGATGAGCAAACACCTTCAACCGTTGGGTCTGCATGCGTGCCAGCATCTCAGCTAGACCAGCCTCAACGCCGTTGCTGCCATCCTCGAACATTGCCCGATCTTTCATCAGGACAAGACCCTGATCGCGGTATTGCTTGGCCAGCTGTTCGCCGCTGCCCTTGTCACGTTGCAGGCCATCATGCGGCCAAGCGATAGGCACCCATTCGCCCCGGGCCCGAATGCTTGCAGCGTGCATGATGATCGACTGGTCCTTGACCCGGTAGCAGTCGGTCACGTAGAGCACGTCATTGTCACGGTCCCACGCCATCCAAACCGCAGCGGTCGGGTGGTCGATACCGAAGTCAAGGCCGACAACTCGTGGCCAATGCGGCGGGATCGGAAACGCTGTGACCTTGATACCCTCTTCAACAATCGGGAACACGCGTCCTGATCCCAGAATCGGAATACCCTTGGCCCGTGCTTCGCGCTCGTGCTCTGGATAACCTGCAATGATCGCTTCGCGCTGTTCAGGCGTGTAGTGCTCCGCGTCCTCAATCGTCATCGTCGTAACGTGACTAGCCGCTGGCTTCTCAAGCAGGAACCGCTTAACCACTTCGGACATGCCGAGCAATGGCGTAAACGTCACAAAGACCTGACCGGCTGTTGCGTTCGTCCGTGTCAGGCCCTCAGAGTAAATCGGTAGTGGCGGCTCTTCGTCAAACCATACAAGGTCAACGGTGTCGGCCTGCCACTTCGTGCGGCCCTGATCGTATGACA